CTAATGCAGAACGTATTCAACGTGAAGAAGAAGAACTTGCAGAGCTAATGGCTAAACAGCGTGGCGAAGGACAGGAAGAAGAAGCAGAGCAAGACGATGATCCTGTATCTGCTGAAGATAAATCCTTTAAGAAACGGTATGGTGATCTTCGTAGACATACCCAGCTAAAAGAAAATGAATTACAATCTCGTATCTCTGCACTAGAAAAACAACTGTCTAGTAGCACTAAGAGTGAAATTAAACTACCTAAGTCTGATCAAGACATTGAGGCTTGGGCTAAAGAATACCCTGATGTTGCAGCTATCATCGAAACTATTGCCATTAAGAAAGCACGTGAACAATCTGCTGACTTAGAGGAACGAGTTAAAGTTATTGATGAAATGAAAGCTAGTGCCACTAAAGAAAAAGCACAAGTTGAATTAATGCAGATGCACCCTGACTTTGATAAGATTCGTGAAGACGATGACTTTCATAACTGGGCTGAAGAACAACCTAAGTGGATTCAAGACGCATTATATGATAATGAAAATGATGCTCGTTCCGCTGCCCGTGCTATTGACCTGTATAAAGCAGATCGTGGCATCACTACAAAGAAACCTTCGTCTAATAAAGATGCCGCACGTTCTGTGAATACACGTTCTGAACGTAGCAGACCAAATGATAATGATTCTAAAGGACACATTCGTGAGTCACAAGTTTCTAAAATGTCTGCACAAGAGTACGAGAAACGTGCTGATGAGATCATGGACGCTATCCGTACAGGCAAATTTATTTACGATATATCTGGTAATGCTAGATAAAAGCTATTGACAACTGGTTTATACTATGTATAACTAGTAGTACAATAAAAGTGAGTAGCCCATATTTAGTATGCACCTACTCACTTTAAACTAAACCTCACTAAATTCGCAAATATCAATGGTCTTTTAGACTAACCTGATCCGTCATGGCCCGTATACGATAGTGTTGGCCGATACTATTTAAAGCGCACCCTAAGTACCATCAGCCTCTATACAAGTAATTGTATATTTGCATCTGTATTGAAAAGCATGGAGAAACAAAATGGCATTTCAATCCGCTAGTGGCTGGGGCAACTTGCCTAATGGCAACTTCTCACCAGTTATTTACAGCAAACAGGTGCAACTTGCATTCCGCAAAGCATCTATTGTTGAAGCTATCACTAACTCAGATTACTTTGGCGATATTGCCAACATGGGTGACTCTGTAAAAATCATCAAAGAGCCTGAAATTGCAGTTGCTGCATACAAACGTGGTACAACTATTGTTCCACAAGATATCATTGACGCAGATTTCTCGTTAACAATCGACAAAGCTAACTACTTTGCTTTCAAGGTTGATGATATCGAAGAGGCCCACTCGCATGTCAATTTCCAAAGCCTAGCTTCGGATCGTGCTGCGTATCGTTTGGCTGATCAGTTTGACCAAGATGTTCTTGGCTACTTGTCAGGTTACAAACAGTCTGCACTTCACGGAAGCCCAAATACTGTTAACACAACTGTTAATGGTACTAAAGCAGATTCTTCTGCTGGCTCTGACGAGTTGCTTGCTGCTAACAAACTGAACATGGCTTCGTTTGGTAATATCACTACGGCTGCTTCTGCATCTACAACTGGTGACTCTACTCCAGTAGCCCCTCGTTTTGGTGGCGCAACTGCAGCTTCAACTACTACTGCAACACCTTTGCAAATCATTGCACGTATGGGCCGCTTGCTAGATCAACAAAACGTGGACTCACGTGGACGTTGGTTGGTACTAGACCCAGTGTTTGTTGAGATGCTAAAAGATGAAGACAGCCGTGTATTGAATGCTGACTTCGGTGGTTCAGGCTTGCAGAACGGTTTGATCTTGAACAACCTGCATGGCTTCCGTATCTACATTTCCAATAACCTTCCTTCGGTTGGTACTGGTCCTGGAACTTCGGGAACTGCTGCACAAGACGATAACTACGGCGTTATTGTTGGTGGTCATGATTCTGCTGTAGCTACTGCTGAGCAGATCAACAAGGTTGAAACCTACCGTGACCCTGACAGCTTTGCTGACATCGTTCGTGGTATGCACCTATACGGACGCAAGATCCTTCGTCCTGAAGCTCTTGTCACAGCACGTTACAACGCTGCTTAATTTAAACAATGGTGGGGCTGGCTTAATGCTGGCCCCATTATATCATTCACATCCCTAGAAATGGATATTAGACATGGCTATTACTACAGCAATGTGCAACAGCTTCAAGCAAGAGCTTCTGGGTGGTGTACATGATCTTGATACTAACTCACTTAAAGTTGCCTTAATCAAAGCCTCACCTACAGGTACATATGGTGCAGCTACAACTAATTACAGTAACGTAACTGGTAACACAGATGAAGCCGTAGGTACAAACTACAGTGCTGGTGGTGGTGCTCTTAGTGGTGCTGCTATTTCACTATCAGGTACAACAGCCTTTGTTGACTTTACTGATGTTACATTTAGCTCAGCTACTGTCTCAGCTGATGGCTGTATCATCTATAACGTAAGCCAAGGTAACGCTGCAGTAGCTGTGATTGACTTTGGTGGTACTAAGACTTCTACTAATGGTGACTTTGTAATTCAAATGCCAGCAGCAGATGCATCCAACGCTATTATTCGTATCGCTTAAGTTAGGATAACACTATGGCGCTAGTCGTTAAAGATAGAGTTAAAGAGACTAGCGTTACGGATGGCACTGGTAGTGTTACACTTGCTGG